GGCGGTGGCGCTGGGGTCTCCGGTGGCGGTGGCGCTGGGGTCTCCGGTGGCGGTGGAGGCGGCCGCTTGCGCGTCTTATTTGTGGCGGACCTTTTGGCAGTTGGATTCTTAGCGGCCAGAAGCTTCATTTGATTGAATAGCTGCCTGCCGCGAACCTGACCGAAGGCGGCCTGCATATAGATCAATGCGGCGTTCGAGTCGTGGTCCGATTCCATCCCGGCAAACGTCAACTGATTGGGATCATCGGCCATAGCCGCATCCAGGATCGTTGTCAACGTCTCGTGGATCGTCTGTGCGGCGTTGCGGGCATTGCTCGCCTTGCGCAGCAGGGCAGCCATTGCGAGCCCTTGCATTGACCCGTGGAACGTGAAGGTTTCAGCCCCAGGCAACGGGTCCGTTGCCAGGATTATGTCCAGGTGCTTGATGAACTTCTCATAGCTCTTGGCGCTGTCCGCGCTAGACTGCCAGATCATGGCCGCATCTTCTACTGCGTCGTAGGCGTCGTATGCCTTGGCGATGCGGCCGCTCTCCGCAAGCTGGTGTATGAGCGCGACCGTCGGAGCCATTGCGATGAACATTTCCTGCTGGTTTGCGTCGGCCATTTCGGCCACGTCTCGCGCGGCTGGCGGCAGCAGGGCAATGAACCCCGTGTTGATGCGTTGCGCCAACAGGTCAGGGTTATCGAATAGCTCGTTGCGGGCAGCAGGCGACATGCGCCCGGTCAGCCATTCCATGTATCTGTCGTTGCGCCGATTCTTGACGAACTCGCCAACGTTGTCCTTCGTGACGATGCTCTTGATGTACGGGGCGGGCACGTCCTCGTAGTTGATGGCGCTTTCGTTGAGCAGCCCAATCGCTCGTTCCCAAGGCGTCTCGGCCTGCGCCGTGGACTGCTGCGACAAGGGAGCCAGACGGCGCGCTTCTTCGTAGGTGCCGAGCAGGTGCCGAACGAATATCGGCCGCTGGCCGGCGAGTTCGGGCGGCGGCTCGATTCCGTAGGTCTCGCGAACCTGCTGGAGGTACTGCTTGTACTTGTCCTCCGGCCATTCCAGCATGGCCATGAGACGGTGATTCCCGGCCGTGCCGAGGTACTTGCGGGTTTCCGGCCGGTACCAGACAACGGGCGGCCCTTCGGTCGCCGTCGGGCTGGACTCGATGAAGATCGGCCAGTCCGGCTTGGCGATCATGTCCGTCACAATCGCCTGCGCGGACTTCTTGCCCTCCGGCTTGCGGTTCTGGAGTGCTCGGTCGTGTTCCGGGTTCGGGCGGAATGCAAACACCTCTCCGCTGGCCGTTGCCGGGATATGCGAGGCCGCCAGCTTGCTCGTCGGCAGCCACACGAAACGAATGCGGTACGGATTGCGTTCGCGGTCGCGGACGTATCCTAGGCTTTTGTTGTAGACCACCTGCCGACCGAACCGCTCGGCCCCGGGCGGCGGCGGCGCGACAAGCTCGTTCGGCGGCTCGTCGCTGTAAACTTGCTCGCCGGGCAGTGGCGCAGGCGGCGGAGGCGGCTCGGGCTCGTCGCCGGCGGGCGGTTCTTCCTTGGGCTTCTCGGGCTGCTGCGGCGGCTCGTAATCGGCCTTGATGATGTCCGGCAACGTCGGCTGCTGCGACAGGTCGATAGCCTGAACGTCGCGCACGTTCCAGCCGAGCGCGCGGCGCACCTCGTATTCGCTGACGCCGTGGCGCAGTGCCGCTTCGGCCGTGGCGCGCTGCTGCGCCGCCAAGCGCTCGCCGCGTGGCGCGCCGACGCTGCGGGCGTATGCGTCCTTGACTTCGCGGGCTGCATCCTGAACCCGCTGCTCGTGCGGCCGCGCCGCGATGCGCTGGAGAACGTCGCGCGGATCGTCGGCGGGTCTGCGGATTTCGGGCTGCGTCTCGTCCGCTCGTGGCAGATAGAGGCTGGGCCACATCCTGGCGCGCAGGTCGTCATCCGGCGCGAGCGTGCGTGGCGCGCTCAGGGGTGTGCGCGTGACGGCCTCCCTTGTGCCGCGCGGCGGTGTCGGCATCAGTTCGCCGCCGAGTTCTGGTGCAGCGCCATCTGGCTCTGTGCGCTGCGGCTGCCCGCGTCTCAGCGCGCCGCGCGGCACAAGGGCTTCGACGGGCCGATAGCCCTGTCCGGACTCGTCCGGCAGCACGCCGGTCATTGTCTCGACTCGGCTTTCCAGTTCGCCGGTCTCGGCCAGGCGGCGGTACGTCTCCGGCATGAGGTCCCACAGGAGCGCATGGCCGAAGATTTCGCGTTCCATGCGCGACCGCATGGGGATTGCGGCTCGGCTGAAGCCCTGCTCAAGGATGCTGTTGATGGTCTCGTCCACATGCAGCGGAGCGGACTCGGCCAGTCTGCGCACGGCTTCAAGGCTGATGCCGGTGACCGCGCCGTCGGCAGTCATTGATCCGCCGTACTGGGCCGGGTCGGTCGGCAACTGCGCTCGCGCCATGATGCGAGCAAACTCGGCCGCACCGGCCGGATCGAGGTCGAGGATGCGCCCGGAGCCCCACACGCGACCGGAGGCGATCTGCTTGCGCGTAGCCGTTGCGGTGTGGGCTGCGGCGATTTCCTGGGCTGCGGCCTGGGCCGCATTGGTCGCCCGCGCAAGGTCGATCTGCTCTTGTCGCTGCGCCAGTTGCGCGGGCAGCCGCGGGCCGACCATGAACATCACCGGCACAATCGCTCGCAGCGCATCTTGCGCACCGGCTCGTATCCAGTCCGACGGCAGCCCGACCTTGGCCATGTTCTCGGACAGGCTCGTGCCGTCGTAGAACGCCTGGAGCACGTTTCCGACCGTGTTCGTGATGGCCGAGACGACGCCCTGAAGCCCCTCTTCCGCGACGGCTTCCGTGAATATGTCCTTGAACGCGCCCTTGAACAGGTCGCGTCGGATGCCGCGCTTGAGTGCGGCCAGGCTGATAAGCTCGCCGTTCTTGAGGAGCGGAACGGGAGCCATGCTCTCGATCAGCGCCTGCACATAGCCGCTCACGACGGACGCCGGAGCGGCGAACATCGGGTTGACGCCCTCGTTCACCATCCGCGCGTACTCTTCGGACGCAACCATCTTGGTCCAGAAGAGGTTGGCGAGCGCCTTCGATCCGGTCATGGCCACCTTGCCGGCCATGAACGGGGCGCTTGCCAGCATCGGCGGCAGCATCCGCGCGGCGTCGATCATTCCGGTCGCAACGATTCCCCTGTCGCGGGTCGGATCGACGGCCTCACCGGCGTACTGTTCAAGCTCGCGCTGCCGAGCCGTGCTGCTCCAGTCGGCCAGCGTCCGACCGACATCCATAATCCCCTGCTCGAACGATGCGCGCACACGCTCTGCGAGTCCGGGCCGGTCGCCTTCCGATTCTCCGATGTACTTGGAGTGAGCCATTTCCGCGATTGCCATGCGGAGTATGGGCATGTGCTCTTCGCGCAGCAGTCGCACGGCCTCGCGGGCGGCGCGTGCCCGCACCGTCGGGCTGTCATCGACCAGTTGCGGCGCAAGCTCGTACGCGACGTTTCGGGCGGCCATCGTCTCTTGCGCCTTGGTCACGTCCTCCGCGGTCGGCGTCGGGATGCGCTGAAGCGCCTCATTCGCGGCGCGGCCGATGAGTCCGCCGAGTCCGAGCGAGAATCCGTAGGACAGGATCGGGTAGTACTCGGCCAGTGGACCGGCAACGTTGCCGGCGGCGGTGGCCAGGCGGGCGGCGTCCTCTTCGACCTTGCGGCGCTGCTGGTCCGAGATGAACGCCCGCACGAACCGTTCGTCCGGCCTGTACGGGTCGAGCCTGCCTTCGACGACTTCGCGCAGCGCTTCGGCGTACAGGTCTCGGGAGCCGATTCGCTTGTTTAGTTCGTCGTAATAGCGCTTGTGCAGGTCTCGGAGGACGCTGCTGGCCGTGCCCGGGTTCTCGCGGTGCAGGCGGACGAATGTTTCGCGTTCGCGCCCGGGGTTGTACCCGACGGCATCGGAAACCTCGTTGATGATCTGCTGGCGGCGTTCGTTGGCAATCCGCTGGGCACGAGCGTGTTCCTCGTCGGTCGGCGGAACGACCGGGCGGCCGAGCGCGTCGGCTTTCGGCTGCTGCTGCGCAATCGGCCGCTCCGACCGCTGGCCGTCCTGCTTCAGGGACGCAGCCCAGGCGAGCCAGTGGCGTGCGTCGCCGGAAACCGGAGCCTCGGGAACATCGCCCCGCGTCAGCGGCTCCCCGGTCTCCGGGTCAGTCGTCGCCCACGACCGCTTCCAGTCGAAGCCCGGGTTCCGGTCAATCTTCTCCAGCAGGTCTGAAACCGCATCCGTGACCGTGGACGGCTCAAACGAACCGCCATGCCCGGACGTACGTTCGTGTCTGTACCACAGGTCAGAATCGCGCTGCATACATCACCACTTCACCCCTGGTGGCCAAGCGCAACAGTGTTGCGCGCAACAAACTGCTTACTGACGTTCGAAGCGCGTTCGCTGGTACTGCTCGATGAGCGCTACAAGCTGTTCGAGGTCGGCGGCGATTTTCTGCCTTGCGGCCGGGCTCATGGTGCTGATGTTGCGCACGCCCTTTGCATCTAACTCTTTGGCCGCTGCGATGATGCGCTCGCGCAGCGCGGCGATCTGTTCGTCGCCCTCGATTCCGGCCGTCATGGCTGTGACGCCATGTTCAAGCTGGCTCGGGAAGTCTTGCCGTGCCGGCTGCTGCTGCTGTGAAGGTGCTATCCCGGTTGCGAACGCCGTGGATGCTGTTGGCTGTGCGGCCACTGCGGTCGGCTGGGTCGTAGCTGGCTGCGTGGCCGTCGGCTGAATCGCAGGCGCGCTGCGCATTCCGATGATGTTGCCGGGTGCGCTGCTGATGACGTTGGCGACCTCCCTCCACACGTCCTCGGTGCTCGGTTCGCCGATTGTGGCTCCCTGCTTGCCGCTCATAATGTCGGATACCCACTGGCGTCTGGCCCGCGCGCTGAGCCGTTCGTAGGCGGACCTGTACAACGAGTCGATCTGCGTCACGGTCGGCTGCCGCTCGTCCTTCTGGGGCTCGCCGATTGTCACTTCCATCCCCTTTGGGCCGAACGTTACCTTGGCTCCCGGTGGAGCATTCTCGATGTAGCGGCGGATTGCGTCCCCGAATGCGGCCGGGTCGGACGGAAGCGGGTTCTGGTTGGGCGGGAATACCAGCTTTCCGTCGGGCATGATGTAGGCCACGGTGCCGTCAACCATCCTGAATGGCTGCGGCTGCGGCTGCTCAAACATCTTGCGCCTCAGGGCCGCCTTGGCGCTCAGACGCGCCAACTGTTCTTCCACGCTGGCCAGCCCGGTGCGCTTTTCAATATCATCGAAGCGTGGGTCTCTGAGTATTCTCTCGCGAATGCCCTGGAGCATCCACCACTGGTTGCGGTCCGGCCTTGACAGGCTGGCGGCGATGGACGGATCGCCCGACTCAATGGCCTGGCGAAGCCGCTGCCGCTGCTGCTCAAGAATCTGCTGCTGCTGCTGCTCTTCCGGCATCAGGCCGGTGGCCTGAAGCTGCTGCATCAGGTCGGTCGTCGCAATCCGCTCTGCGATGCCCGCACGAATGTCGGCCGGGAGCTTTTCCGCGTCGCCGGTCCTGATGAATGCCGACAATGCGGCGGCGCGATCCGCATTGCGGGCCGCCTCGATGGACTGCGAGAGCTCGGCCATGCGTTGCGCGCGCCTTACGTCGTATTCGATGTCCTGCTGCTTGCGCAGGTCGTCGTACTCGTAGTTCAGCCTGGCGCGCATGTTTTCGAGGTTGACCTGAAACTCGCGCTGGCCGCGGATGTCCTCCTGTTGCCACTGTCGCGCGCGAAGCTGGTCCTGAAGCTGCTGGCGGCGCTGAATGCCCATCAGCAGGCCGCGCGTGATGCCCTCTCCGGCCTGCTGGATGCCCTGGGCAAGGTACTGATTGGCTTCTCGGCGTGCGTCGGCCGCAATGCCGGTGTCCTGAAGCGTCCTGTTTTGCAGGAACGCAATCCACTGCGCCATGGGGTCGCCAGTAATCGGCATTGCGCTGTCCTCCGGCCGTTACCAGCCGAATCTGACTCCGTTGAGGTTCTGGTACAGATTCATCCCCTGCGATGGCATCATCATCCCCGGACCAAATGTTCCGGCCAGCGAGCCGCCGGCCGACGCCGCACCGGCCCCGCCAAGTGCCTGACCCAACGCAGCCCCGCCCATCCAGCCGCCGAGCGCAGCGCCGCCGATGCTGGAACCGGCCCCGATAATCGAGCCTACAAGCGCCGAGCGGCGCGCCTTGTTCTGCGCCTCGATCGCGTCGCGCGCCGCGCGTGCCTGTCCCCAGCTTGACATCGCGCCAGAGAACCCCTGCGCGAGGTAATCGCCTGCAAGCGGCATCTGCTGCTGCGGCGGGAGTCCGGCCATTTTCACGCTCATTATCGCGTTGGCCAGGTCCCATGCGTTGTTGATTCGGTTCCTGGCGCTCGCGTCGGCAAGCTCCGTCGCCTGGATGCCGAGCCCCAGTGATGAGGCGTCCATGCCGGAGAGGATTTGGTTCAGGGCATTGATGGCCTTGTCGCTGATTCGTTCGCTGGCCGATGCCTTTTCCTGCCGGACCTGCTCTTCGATGGCTGCGATTGCGTCGGCCTCCGTCCGTCCGCGGGCGATGTCCATCGCCGAGCCGACGGTCGTTCCGCTCAGCCCGCGCGCAGCAAGATTCGCCGTATCCGTCTGCCCCAGCTTGTAGAACTGGCCGCGAACGTCCTTCTTGGCCTGCTCGCCCATGCCCTCCAGCAGTCGCATGACCTCGTTGTACTGGCCCTCGTAGCCCTTGAAGGCGCTGGGAATGCCCTCGGTGATATTGCGATTGAACCGCTCGCTCGATTCGGCGGTTGACCTGATGAACCCGGCCAGGTTCTCTTCCGGGCTCCTGCTGTCGTCGTAGGCCAGCCCAAGCGATTGAAACTCCGACCTGATGACGGCCTGCGGGTCTGCTCGGGGGCCGTAGTTGCGCCCTGTCAGCGGTCCGATGTAGTCTCTCGCAGCACCCTGCTGCAAGACCTGCTGCCCGCCCTGCTGCTCGCGACCACCCTGTCCGCTGGCTGCCTGAGTGAGCTTCTGGATTACATAGTCCTTGTTGCCGAATCTTCTCCAAGCCCACTCATTGAATGCCTGCTCGTTGCCCTTGTACTTTCCAGCCAGGGAGTTTGGGCCTTGCCACCAGCGCACGCGGTCATACTCGCGCCTGTCCTTCTCGTTCAGCCACTTCGGGTCGAATCGCCCCTTCCTGAGTTCGTCGATGCTCGGCGACTGTTCGCCCTGCTGCACGCCCTGCTGCACGCCCTGCTGCCCGCCCTGCGCCTGCTGCGGAGGAAGCAGGCTTCTGGCGAGCGCGGTATAGTCGATGTCGGCGGCGCGGCCGGACCAGTTCGGCTCCCAGCCGCGGATAATCGCACCGGCCCGGTCGTAGGCGTTGCGCACGTTAGACCGCCCAAGCGCCCCAAGGGCTTGCAGGTTGGCACCGGCAGTCTGCTGGAGGTATTTGTCGAGCCCGGCCCCAAAGTCGCCGAGCCCGGCCAGGATTTCCCCAAGACCGGCCTTGCGCTCCTCCTGGGTGCCGCCGATCTGCTGGGTATCCATGAGGTACCGCAACAACTCGATGACCGGCGTTCCGAGCGTGGATATTGTCGAAAACGTATTCCAGACTGGTACTGCCATGTTGCACCTACGGAATCACGAAGGCGAGCGATACATTCAGGTCGGAGCCGCCGTTTGTCGCGCAGCGCAGCTCGATGGCTTCGCCGTACTGGGCGTCATACTTCGACGAATCAATCGCAACGCCGTTCTCAACCCATGTGCCTCCGGCCGTCAGCTTGACTCCATCGCCGGAGTTGCCCGTCGATACGAGGTCCGAGCCGATGTACACGTTGATGCGGCTGTCCGAGCCGGTGACAGTCTTGGCGACGGCCCACAGGCCGCACAGGTACGCAGTCGCGGCGCGCCAGACAAGGTACTGACCGGCCGTGGCCAGCAGGGTCGAGCCGGTGGCGTACGAGCCCGGCAGGATCAGGCCGCGCGTTACGACGCGGGCGGCGTCGCCGACGCTCACCTCCGAAGGATTCGACGGAATCGGAGCGCCGACGATCCTGAACGATGCGTTGGTCGTCACAGCAGCAACGATGCCGTAGTAGGTCGTTCCTGAACACACATACCGCACGGGCAGTCCGGCCGTTACGCCGCCGGTGCTGCCGGTCAGGAACGTCTCGGCGTCCCCGCGCGTCGGAAGCGATGCCAGCACCCGCCAGTCGGCGACCTTGCCGTCGAACACTGCGCCGTACAACGTGCTGAAGCTGCAACGCTTGTTCGTGGATGACTGCACAATCGGGAAGAAGTCCGTACCCGACAGGCTCGTCGCCACGGGGTCTGTGCTGATACGCCCATCCGGCATTGGTCAACTCCCAAACGGCGGTGCCATAAACTCCGCAAACTGCTCGGCCATGATTTCGCCGAGCGACAGCCCGGCGAACCGACTGCTGAACTCGCGCCTCAGCATGGTATCATCTTCGCGCAGAACGAGTCCACCATCTTCGCGCTCAACGTGCGAACCAAAGACCGTCTTGGCGGCGTCGGATACGGCGCTCGGCTGCTCGCGGACGATTCGCCAATCGTCCTCGCGAAGCAGGTAGGTTCCGTCCTCGCGGCGGGTATGGCTTTCGACGGATGCGGCAACGATCGCCAGCGTGTCGGCCGTTATCCGTGCGTTGCGGTCAAGCTGGTTGAGCACGACAACCAGCCGCTCCAGCGTGCGGCGCACGTCCTCGACGGACGCAACGTTGGTGCGCAGCGCGATGTTCACGGCCGCCTCAACTGCCCGGCGTCGGAGCGCCCGGCCTTGCCCCAGGCATAGCCCCACGGCGTGTTGGGCTGCCCGCCTCCGACGACCTTATTGCGGAGCCTGACGGCTGCGTAGTGGCCGCGCACGCGCGGGTGCCACCGCCGGTTGATGCCTGGTCCGAACTCTTCGCTGACGTAGCCGTCCGCGAAGTCACACGCCCGCGCGCCGCTGTAATCCCCCTTCACGTCGGCATGGACGTTTCCGGACCAGTCCGCAAGACCGATCTCCACGAAGTCAAGCGTGCCCTCCCGGCCGTCGGACGAGGGACGCAGTGGGCCGAGCACGACCTCGCTGTCGAACGCGGCCCCGAAGTCGCCACGGGCTTCCGGATCAATGATGCCGATCTTCCCGGCCCCGTTGCCCACCCACAGGCGATTGCCGCCGACCATGAAATCCGTGTGCGACATGATCGCCGTGATGCTGAAGTTGCTGCCAAACTGCATGGGCCACAAGCTCTGAGTGGCCACGTCGTACCACCACGCCGCGCTGTGAGTCCAGCCGCGCGCCGTGAGGAATATCCAGATTCCGCCGTTCGCAGAATCCCATGCCATGAGCGGCTCGTAGCCGAGCGACGAAAGCCCCAGCAGGTCGCGCGGCATGCGCGCCTTGGAGAGCGGCACCGGGCGCGCCTGTGCTCCGTATGGCACGACCATGAGGCCGCGCGTGGACAGCAGGTACACGTTATTCGATTCGTCGCGTGCCCAGGCCATGCGGCCGACGCAGCCCACCTCGTGCGACAACATGCCGATCGAGCCGCCGCCCTTGATGTTGCCGCGCATGACGGCGATGCGGTCCTGCCCGCAGATGAGCATGTAATCATCCCCGGCCGGGATCAGCGCCGTAATGGCGACGTTCGCGCTGCCTTCCTCCATGAGGCTGCCGGCGACCGCAGCGGCTGGGTCTTCCTGCCCATAGTCCCAGTCGCAAATCTGGTTGATGCGCGAGCCGTAGTAGGAGCCCGTCGAATCCGGCTGTCCGGCGAACCAGACGCGGCCGCCGTACTCCACCACGATCGGGCAGTTGTACGGCACGGACCCGGCCACAATGTCGTTCTCGCTGGACACGGTGCGACCGAGGTCGCTCTGCCGCAGCGCCCCAAGCTGCGTAATGTCCGGCAACAATGAGCGAACGGGGTTGAACGGGTATCGCGGCACCCCAAATATGCTCCACGCGACCTTGGGCATTCGGACGGCCTTACAGTGAACAGAGAAGCTGCCTGTCGTGTAAGCTGAGATCGGCGCAGACAGGTAGAAGTTGCCGTTGTCGTCCACATCCGAGACGATGGCGACAGAGCCGCGATGTCCGGCGCCGCTCGTAACCAGCAGGCCGCGAGCCCTGACCCACAACCCGCGCGGGGCCAGGTATGCCGTGTGGTGCAGTACATCCTTGTTGATGTAGTTTTCAATGCGACCGCTGTTGTTGCGAACATTCACCTGCACATTCGTAGTACCTACCCACGGATACATGAACCCGGTGGCGTCGTAATCGGCGAACACGGTCCCCTGTGTCGTCAGGCACGACATGATCGGAGCCGATGTAGGGCTGAATCCGTTGTAGAATACTCGATCGCCGATCTTCGTCTTGTTTGCGATGAACGGCTCGGACTCCGAAAAGGCCGCGTCGGCTTGCCAGGACAGCACCATAAAAGGACGCATATTCATGGCGCTCGCAAAGAAGGCTCGTCCGGCGTGAGCAATCACAATCGCAAGCTTCTGCTTTGGCGCGCCGTGGTCCGCACCCTCAATGTGCGTCAACCGGCCAACAATCGGAGTAAGGTGCCCGATCTCGGAAAGTCGCAGTCCGTTCACGCTCTGCGACGAGTCGTTTTCGATCGTGAGCCTGGCGCGGACCAGCTTCTTGGTATTTGCCACCGTTCCCCCGGACGGAAATCCTCTTTGCAGGCAGCCGGGATAGCTGTGCTCGAACGACTTTCTATTGTTCGGTGGTAGGTAGCTGTCGTTGCGCGCAGCGCCGGGCCGCAGGTAGTGCATCATGTGTCCGTTGACCCAGCACGAGTAACGAAGCGCGTCGTAGTCGTTACCTTGGTATAGCGACTGTATATACATCATCCTGATCGTGATCAGGTCGCGAACGCTGATGCCTGACACCGTGTATATCTTGAGGTGTCCATTCGGGAATCCCCAGTCGGGCTGCGATTCTCCGTCGTATTCAGACTCATTCGTCGGCCACCGTGGAGAGCCTGGCGGGCCGGTCATGCGATAGTGCTTTGCAATCGCAACGGAGCCGTAGCAGTCCAGGACGATGCGCTGTGCCGCGTAGCCCTCTGCGTAGCCGGGGGCCACTCCGGCCTCAACCCACGGGTAATCAATCGTTATGCGACCACCGATGCGTTCTCCGTCCGGGATGATGCGCACGAAAAGCGTCGATACGAAGTATGAGGAGGCGGTAGCGGAGTCGTGAACCAGCCAATGCTTCGTCCACAGGTGGTACACGGCCGGTGTGGAAGAGCCCGGCTTCAGCACTGCGCTCCTGTTTTCGTACGAAAGCGTGCGCCCGCTGACGTGCTCAATGGCCTGCAAGGATTGCGGATTGTCGAATATGACGTGCTTCGATACGAATCCGGGGATGCCAGCCATAACGCCAAAGCCCTGCACGCCGACATCGCTTGTGCCGTAGTCGTAGCCGTCGCTCGGGGTGGCGTATTCGATGATCCCGCATCGCGAGCCGCCTGCCTGCCGTGCATCGACGGAAGTCGTCGGCCAGACGTTCAGTGCGTGCGGCGTCGTATACGGAGGCTGAAGCTGGAACGGCATCGCCCGGTCGATGCCCGCAATCGGAAAATGCAGGGTAATCTCATCCTGTGGCACGTCAGTACTTCCATTGCTGCCAGCCGGTGTCGTCGATGTAATGAATATTCGTCTCGCCTGGTCCGCCGGCCCCGCCAAGCGGCAACTGGAAATCGAGGTCGTCGATCCGCATCTCCGGTGCGGAGCCCGGCGGAACGACCGGCGGCCTGTTCCACACGCCGAGCACGCCGTTCTTCCAGCCGCCGGAGGTGGCACCGCCGATGAGCGGATTGTATGACGCGCTGCTCGCCTCATTCCCGGCGAACAGCCGCGAGTTCGCGTTTTCGGCCCACTTGGCCACGTATTCCTCGAAAGTCGCCGCCTGACCCGTGCCGCTGGCCGTCTCAAGCTGCGCGAAGCAGACGGAGTTGGTGCCTTCGCAGTACCAGCAGTTCAGGTTGAACAGGTTGCGCTGATCGGACGCAGCCCAGTAGGTCGGCCCGAGTCCGCCCCCGAGCCCTGCGAACGTGCGCGGCGTGTTGTGGCTCGACACGAACACGTTGTTGATGACGATGTTGTAGCGCGGTGGCACCGTTCCACCGGCCGTCAGCGTCATGCCGAACGCGAACCCGTATGTGCTGTTGATTGCGACCGCCGTATTCGATATGAACTTGCAGCGCTGGCAGCCGACGGCGTACAGCGGGTATATGCAGGCCAGCCAGTTCCAGAACACCGTTACGTCGCTGCCCTTGATGACGAACCCATAGTCCACGTCGGCGGACAGGCCGTACTTCTGAACGAAGCGGTTGTACGCCACGAGACCGGGAACCTTGAACCCGATCATCAGGTAGTGGGCTCCGCTCGGCGGCGTTCCAGACTCGTCCTGCATCTTGTTGTTGTTGAACACGATCGCCATCTTGACCGGGTTCGCCTCTGTCTCTGTCGATGTCCCGATTTGAATGACGAACGTAACGCCGGCCGCCCACTGGATGTGGAGCGTGTTGCTGCGGACTACTACCAGGTCCCAGTACTTCGGGGCTGTAACGAGATTGCAGCCCGTGAAGTCGCAGTTGCGAATGACGAGCGCTGAATCGGTCGTGCTCGTCGTGATTTGGGACGTGTTTGCGAACGTTCTGGCTCGCAGCGTGCTGTGCGTGACTAGCACGTCCTTCGTGCTCGTGCTGACCGACAACATTGATGAGGCTGTCGTAAGCGGCTGTATCCAGGTCCCGTTTCTGAAAATCCAGCTCTCCCAGTCGCGCACTAAGGCCGTCGCGTACGTCGCCGAATCGGCGTCAACCGTACAGCGGTCGAACTCGCACGTCCGCCCAACTCCGCTCCACAGGCTGGATGTGAAGAAATACCGCGTCTCGGCGCGCGAGATCGTGAACAGGCAGCCGACGCACTTGAGCGAGAGCCCGCCGTTGAACGCGTTGCCCTCCCAGTTGATGAACGCGTTATTGGATTCGGTTGCCCCGTTGTTTACGAACCGCAGGTAGCGGAACTCGATTGACGTTCCGTTTCGCAAGTTGTTGCGGATCGTGTACATCGTGTCATTGATTCTGACAAGCGGCCGCGTATCGTCTGTCTCCGCAATCGGATTCCAGCTTGAATCGCAACCAACGACGACGCACGATGTCCAGTTGTGCGTGGTCTTGATCTGGATGTGCGCTGGCTCTTCGCCCGTCTGCACGTCTTTGCGCACGTTGATGGTGCGCGCCGTGGCGTCGCTGTAATCGAGCGCCTTCTGAATCGTTTTCCACGGCGAATCAGATGTTCCGCTGCCGGTCGTGTCGTTGCCGTCCTTCTGATCGACGTAGTAGACGCCCACGGACTACTCCTTGTTCTGGACGGACGGCGGCTTCGGTGCCGGCGGCCTGACCGGCTTCGCCTGCGGCGTGACGGGCCTGAGCGCCCTGGCGAGCGCTGTCGCCGCGCCAGCCCAGTTGTCGGCTCCCGGATAGCAGATTACGTCCGCCGTGCGTGCAAGGCTGGCGGCCTCCTCAAGGCGATCGTTCGGCCATGCGGCCGGCCGACCGGCGGAATAGTGGCAGTAGAACATGGGCAGCGGCGGCCGATTGCAGCGCTGTTCCAGCATCGAAGCCATGCTGTTCGCCGCCTGGTCGCTCGGCGAACCCGGACCCCACAGGCGGACGTGTTCCACCATGCGCGCCATCGGGAACGCGACTCTCACGGCGGAGGCCATTTCGAGGTATCGCTGAAGGCGCGCCCCGGAATCGGCGGCCGATGGGTACCACAGCAGCGGCATCGTGCTGAGAGGCGGCGGGACAACTTCGGCCAGCAGGTCTGGACGGGGAACCGGCTTGTCGCCAGAGTAGTACGGCGACAGGGCGCTTTCGTGCTCAAGCAGAACGACTTGCGAGCCGGTGTACGACATCACAAGCTGCACGGAGGCGTACAACTGCTGCCATGCGCTCCGCGACAGAATGCCGGAGTCCCTCAGGATCGAGGCCGTCTTTATCCCAGGGACATAGGTGAGCTTCGGGGCCGCAAACGTGATTTCGCGCAACAGTTCCGCAGCGTAGGGCTCGACGGAAATAAGAACCGTGTCGGTTGCGCGCGACCACGTGCCAAGGGCCTCGACCGTCGCCTGAACGTCGCCCGGCTTGACCGGAGAGACCTCGCGCCACGGGATGATCTTCGGCGTCCCAGCCATTGGAATCACTCCCATCCCTGGATCGTGAAGTTGGTCCCCCACGGCGAATCAGCCGAGAAATACACGGCCACCTTCGATATTCCGAGTCCGGCCGGAGAGAACACGACATCGCCGGGCATGAGCCTGCGGTTGTAGTTGGTCGCACTGGCCGTCGAGCCGTTCCACTTCACGTACATGATGGCCGCGTGCCCAGGCACGTTCTGGATTTCGACCCGCCGCCGCATCGTGTTCCACGAATAGACCACGACCTGACCGGCCGTGCCGTTCTTGCTTGCGGGCAGGTCCGGTTCGCTGGACTCCCTGACCGGGAACCCTCCGATGAACTCAGGATACGGTTTCGATGCCATTGCGACCTCACGGGTTGTTGTAGGTCACGATCCATTCGCTGCGTCGCATGGGCAGAACGCGCCCGTGCGACCGCATCCGGCCGAAGAACTCGGGCATGTTGGCCTGCCGGTCGGCCGCAATGCTGGCGGCCAGTCGTTCCGCGAACCGAGCCGCGTGGATGCCTTGCGTGTCGTTCATGCGCTCCTCGGCCACGGCAAGGCACGATTCCTTGATGGTCTCTGCGTGCTGCTGGCCGCCGTACGGGTAGTGCGACGTAAGCAGGGCTTCGGGCCGGACGATGATGCGCGCCTGGCCGGCGTAGTCCTTGTCCGGCTTCGGATAGGTAAGAAGCTCGAATACCTGGTCGCTGGTTCCGGTCGCCTTCTTGGGACGGACGGCGCAATACTGAGGTCGCCCGGACACGTCAGATGCCGAACGCATCTCGCGCATGCGGCCTTCACCGACCATGAACACGCGCCGCACCATGCCGCCGCCACCGTCAAGAGTGATGTCGCCCAGGATTCCGCCGCAGTCGGACGGCAGATTGTCGTACCCTCCGCCCGCCAGCGTCATGTTGACGCCGATGGTGGGCGTCAGGAAGCTCCACGAGTACGTCGAGCCGTCCGGCAGTGCCGGGTAGTAGAACCGCCGTAGCCCGGCGGCGATGATCGAGTCGATTGCGGCCTTGCGCTCGGCAGAAAGCGATGCGTAGTCGGCGAACCCCCACCCAAGGAACCACGCCGTTTCTTTGGCAAGTTCGGCCTGTGTCAGCGTCAGGTCCGGCATGGCTCTTTCTCGGTGCGAGGCGGCCCCGCACAGGCGACCGCCCCGCACGAGGGGAGAAGGAGGAAGACGCTACGCATAAACGTGTACCATGCGAACCCAGTCAACGCTGTAGGTGCTGGCCGAGGCTTCGGTGGCCTTGTGGACAATCACCGGAACCAGCATGGCAGTCTTGGGAATCGCACTGGCAGAAATCCTGGACGGCCTGATGCTGGCCCCCATGACTCCGTTGACCCAGAAGCCGATAATGTCGCTGCCCTTGTTGTACGACAGGCCGAGCTTGATCCATGTATCGGCCGCAAGGGTGCCAGCCGGTGCCGCCAGCCCGGCGGCGACGGGGATGTTGACGTTGCTGATCTTGTACCCGGCCGTCACCGAGGTCACACCAGGCAATATCGCCATCCCGATGAAGTTCGCGCTGGTCGCAAGAAACGTGCCGTCGCCATCGAACGATCCGAGGGCTGCGTTAACGAGGAGGGAAGTCGCGGAGGACGCGCAGCCGCCCTGGGCGAGCCCGAACGCGCCACCTCTTGCGGTCAGGGTTGACCACTTGATTCGCGACTCAAACAGGAATGTGTCGGTGTTCTCCAGCGATACAAACCCGACGCCGCTCGACTGGCCTCCGGGCTGAACAGCCAGCGAGACGTAGTTGTATTGCGCCGAGAGATTGGTCAGCAGTGAGCCGATGTTTCCCTGCACCGCATCCGGGTCGTTATCGCCGCGCGGACCAGTAGCGGCGGCGTACGACGTATAAAGGCCGCCGATGAGGTTCGGGCTGGCCGGTGCCGTCAGCGGCGCATCCGTGAAGTCCTGCCAGAAGAACCGGCCGCGCGACGCATCAAGCAGAAGCTCAAGCGGAGTCTGGCCCCGCCACAGGTCCGGCGACGGGAATCGCGACGTGTCCGCACCGGCCATGTTTCTGATGTACTGAACCTTGTCCATGCCTTATCTCCTGTCCGTCCGACTAAGCCTTCTTGCTCAGAACGGCCTGCCGACGGATATCGTCACAGACCACGTTGTAGGTCAGGTCGATGAACACCCGCGAGACGGTGTGCTGATTGGGAGCCGTCACCGGACCCTGCTCGTTCATGTACTCGCCGCTCAGGAAGCAGATTTTCATCGGCTCCCAGTCGATCATGTAGACTGGCTCGTCAGGATCGCTGTCCAGATACGGCACCCAGTTCATCGGGATGCGCCTGAACACGGTGTTTCCATCCATGCTGGCGATGTCGCGGCCCAGCTCGGTGTTCTGCGACTCGGCCAGAGATTCGAGCGCTTCAAGGACCGTGATCGGCAGATAAATCTGCCGCCGCGGCGGGCCCGAGTACTGCGGCATCGAGACCGGGCTTTTGAACTGGATCATGCGGGCCGCACGCCGCATCTTGGCAACCAGATCGGCCTTTGTGACGTTGGTGTACTTGCCGGCCCAGTTCTTCCATCGCGCATGGTTCAGGTTGCCCTGATAGGTTCCGGCCCCGAACGGCGCAGTCCCGATGAACCCCGGCGTGGCACCGCCGCCGGACGGATGCTTGCACACCCAGTACGGAATCCCGTAGGGGGTCTTGCCGTCGTCGCTGCCGGGGCTCCCGAAAAGCCATTCCTCGATCTTGATGGCCAGCGCCGTCATGGCACCGGCCCGGCGGGCCTTGACCAGATCAAGCAACTGCCGCGGCCCGCGCGCCATCGCCACCTCGCGCCGCTCGAAGGCGTACGAGGCCGTGCCGTGCCGCCACGGAACGTCGATCGTCTTGAACTGCTCGCGGATGTTTACGTCGTCCACCTCAAACAGTTCGGTGGCCCGCGCAGAATCCTGGTGGTCAACCATGATGTTGCGCTGGATCGACGTGCCGCCGTCGAAGGTAACCTTCTCCTTCTTCATCAACTGCGGCATCCCGTAGAACTCCTGGATGTTGGTGGACAGGTCCGTCCACTTGCCTTCTCCAAGGTTCTTGAGGGCTGCCGTCAGCAGATCATTCATCTGACTCGGACTCAGTGGCATACGTCACCTCACTGTCGCCCGTAAATCTCGCGCCATTTTCGCTCCAGGGCCGACAGGGCCGCCTCGTCACCGGACTGGATGGTCCGGCGATCCGCTCGGCCGTTCGGTCGAACGGTGAACTGCCCAAGCTCGTTCCTGGCGCGCCTGGCACCGGATTCGGACGCTTTCTTTTCGACTACCTCGCTGAACTCGGCCGCCACCGCCCGACGCACGAGCGATTCCAGCGGCGGCGGCTTCCCGGAGCCCGCATACGCGTCGTGCAGCGCCTTCACGGTCCGCGCCACGCGCATGCGGTTTGCGTATTGCTCCGACTGCGGATCGAGATCGTCCGTGCTGCCGGAGCCGAGCAGGTCCGCGTACTCGTCGCCGAGCGCGCGGATGCTCTCATCGAACTTCGCCACGGTACGCTGCGCAACCGTCTGCGCCGCCAGCCCGTGGACCTGCTGAATGGCGGCTTCCATCGCGCGGATGCGGTTGCTGATGGCCTTGTACGCATTGACAAGACCCTCGTCGTACACGCTCGGGTCAAGCTCCGGGATATCCTCGACCGGATTGCCGGCGGGCGTGTCGTCTGACTGCCTGGTTTCGGCCGGGGCGGGCTCGTTCTTGCCGGTCTGCGACCTGCGCGACAGCAGCCTGTCGGCGAGCACGAGCGCGGCCTTCAGTGCGTCCGGCTTGCCCAGCTTGCGAGCCTCTTCGGCCGTCAATCCGTAATCGGAGACGCGCCTCAGGAGGTCCCCATCGAGGGCTTCGGGCTCCGTTGGCTCGGCCGCTGCCGCCTTTTCATCGCCGCCCATGTCGTCGTCGGTCGGCCAAGCGTCATGCTCGGGATCGACGATCTGGCTCAGAGCGTCAACGAGCGATTCCTTCGGAGCCGCATCAGGCTCCGTCGCTGAAGCTGCGGCCTGAACAGCCGCCACCTCGTTGCCTTTATTTTCAACCTTCTCAGCGACTTCCTCGGGCATCTTGCACCCATCTCTCTTTTCCATGGCGCTGTCGGTCAAGCCCCATGTGCTTACACAGCCGATGGTAATGTCTGGGCGAATCGACTTTCAAGCGCCCTTCTGAGTCGAAGTCGCCACCGAGACCGGCACGTTTCAGGTCGGCGACGGCTTCCGGTATCTGCTCCGGCAGCATGACCCCCAGCGATTCCGAGTAGAACGGCCAGATTTTGCGGTCGCAGCGGTGCCCCCACTCCGCCGCCCAGTCGCGCTCGGACGGCCCGCCGCACTGCGGGCACTTCGTCCGCCTGCCGGACTGGCTCATCGGCCGAAACTCCTCCGTCCGACTTCCGCACGACGCGCAGGTGTAGCAGTAAATCGGCATCGTCACACCCCGCCGGCGTTCTCTGCCTCAGACTGCTGCGACCTGGCACCGAGCAGGCTTTGCGCGATTGCGTACTGAGCGCCGCGCTGCGACCTGTCAGACCTGTTGACGCGCGTGTACGTCCGGTTCGATACCGGCGGCTTCGGGAGCGCTTCAGGCTCATCGGCCGTTTCCATCATCGGGTCGGCCTCCACGAAAAGATCGCGCAGCTCGTCGATGTTCGTGTCGCGTGCAAGCTGGTCGATGAGCGCGTCCACGTTGAGAGACTTGCCCTGCTGCTGAAGCAGCGGCATGTACGGAGCAAGGAACTGCATGATCTGCATGACGCTGGCGATGCGGGTCTGCGGCGTCTGATGCTGCATGGAGTACGGTTCGACCTCGAAGTCGAAGCTCTCGTAGTCGAACGCGGCCTTTTCCTGGGGTCCGAGCCGCACGGTGGCGTACGCGTCCGCCACTCCCGGAACCCGCTTTTCTACGTAATCCACCCGGTCCCTGTCAGTCCACAGCCAGTAAGCGATGTCCTTGCACGCCAGCGTAACGGCCGAGTACACGGTATCGCTCATGTCCATGATGCGGCGCGACGCGCTGGCACTGAGAAGCTGGTCCTGTCCGAGCGTCGGACTCTGATTTCCGAGCCCGGCCAGCAGGTCGAGGTTCCCGCCGAAATAGCTGAACAGGTCCTTGATCAGCAGCGCGAACGCCAGCGAAGGCTGGTCGATCCCTCCGAAGCTATACTGCTGGACGGCCTGCGGGTTGACCATCTTGATTACTTCGCCGTCCACGGCCTCGATGATCCGCTCGGCGTCGTCCTTGGCCGCCGCCTGAACACCGAGAATCGTTTTCTGCCTGCGGGCCTGGTCCTCCAGCTTGGAAAACAGGGCGTTGCCAAGGTCGTGCAGGTCGATGATCTCGGACACCGGCGGTCGTGGGATCGGATTTCCGGGCACGCTGTCGAACGCGATGCGGTGGTACGGACCGTGCGGAATCGGGAAGTCGTCCACGCGTAGCACCTGGAGCTTGTCGCCGATGCGGCCTAGCAGCGTGACAACCTTGCCCTCGTACGGCAAGTACAGGTCCAGCAGGCTGCAAGTGTCGTACAGCCGATCCTCGCCGGACAGGGCTCCGCTCGTCAGCGTGATGATGCGGTCGTCTCCGCCCGGCAACCTGGCTTCGTCCTCATCAGCCTGAGCCTCGCGCCTGGCGCGGCTGAACAGCGGATGCGACCGAACGTCCTCAACCGTCATGCGGTAGATGTTCCCGCGGAACTGCTGCGCCTCCCAGGACTGCGCCCCCATGTCCTGAACCCAGTCGTCGAAATCCACCGGATCGGCGTACGGCTCACCGTAGTAGTGGCCCTGCCGGTTCGGACGAAGCGACATGCAGCGGCCGATCTTGAGGATGCCCAGCGGCGACAGCATGGCGTCGCGCAGCCAGTCTCGCAGCGATACGCTCAGCCCCATTCTGGCAAAGGACTTGCGCAGCACGAGTTCAAGCGTGTACGCAATGGGCTTGGCCGCACGCAGGGTCGTTTTCACCTTGACGGCCGGGTTGCGAGCCACAAGCTGGCGAACCCAGGTCGTGACCGCCAGCGAGATTAGGTTCATCGGGACGCGGGCCCGAACGTTGTGGTCGCCGTAATGCGCCCCAACGTACTGTTCGATGGCCGTGCGGCGTCTCAGTCGAAACGGCTCCAGCCGGTCGTAGCTGTATTCAAGTGCCCGCTGGAGGCGGTCAATGTTGTCCAGTGCATCAGCCATTCCCGATTGCCTTCATGGCGCTTTCCAGCACAGCCGCTACGAGCCGAGAAAACATCGTCGCGACCATCCCGGCTGTCGCCCACATCAGACGACCATGCACCTTCATCGCCTGTTCAACATTCGCCATGCGCCACAACAGCGAGTGCTCGGTCTCTCCGTTCCCAAATATGGCCCGATCCAGCCGCTCCAGCCTGTCAGCGCATTCGGCGAGAGGCTTGCGATTTTCCATTGCGGCGTTCTGATCTTTCCCTGCCTGACTTGGCGACACCGACGACCCTCGCACTGAAGTTCCAGATACCTTTGCCGAGAATATAAGGGAGCGGCAGGGCGAGAAGCAACCATGGCGCGACAGATTGGAACCTCAGCGTCCACGTGTCGTAGTTATTGACGCTCTGATCGACGCGCGAGACCCTGGCCTTGATGTCGCCGATGCGGTTATCGACGCGCTGCACGTCGGACGCCAGCGCCGCAACGGCCTCGCGAAGCGGCTCTATTTCGGTGCGAGCCTGACAACCGCACAGGGTGACCGCCAGCAGAAGGAATCGCAGCCTACTCATCGGCCGGTCTCGTCGTCGGCGTGCGGCTGATCTCGACCGGGCCGAGCGGCGTCGGCACCGTTGCCGTCACCGCCGGCGAGGCGTACGGCGCGATTGCCCTGACGACCTGTCCGAGGTCGCCGATCATCTGGGTCAATGCCTTGACCTGTTCGGTGTAAGCCTGAATCTGTTCGACGTTCGCTCGCCGCACGTCCGAGGCGTTGTTGCGGATGGTCAGGCGTTCGACGCGGTATGTGCCGTTGGTCGGTTCGACTTCTAGGCCGACCACCTCAACATCATTGTCCTTCGAGTCGAAGAACTCGGCGGGTCCGTAACGGAAGCGGGTGTGCGGGTTGGCCGGGTACGAGCACCCCATCGCTGCGAAAACAACCAGAACGGCGATACATCTCATGCGCGGCTCCTGGCAGGAAAGGCCGCCGGTCTCTCCCGGCTTGTCACGCCACACGCGCGGTCTCACGAGTCGGTGCCCGTGTCCGCTGTCCGGCAGGTGTCGCCACGGCTGTAGCATCAGCCGCCAATGGCCGTTTTGTTGGTAACGGGGGCCAGACGCGGCCCTCGCCGCTGAAGCTCAGCAGTAAGCCATGAACAACGCGTGGCGTGGCGCTACACGGTACACCACGCCGCCACGAAGCCAAGCACCACGAAGCTCAGGATGTACAGGCAGATCGCAATCGTATGCGCCAGCCTGTGCTCTGCGCGAGTCATCCTTCGCTCCCCATCATCACATACTGGAACACGCCAGTAAGGTTCCACCAAAACTCAAGGAAGAACGCCAACATTACGGTCTCCTTGCTGGATGCTACTCGCCACCGTCATCATCGTCAGATTCTTCGAACATTTCAACGGTGTACCACCGAATCCTCGCACCGGCCTTGTCCATGTCGGCGGCCGTGTATTCCGCGCCGCGCGGGGGGGCGCCATCGAACTCGATCGCACCGACCGCTCGGCACTTTGACGCGAGCCAGAGCGGCAAGTTGCCGACCACGGTGCGGCCGGCCACAAGTTGTTCGTCGGCCTCTGCGTAGACCGGGATTCCGTCCGCCGGCAGCAAAATCTCGCTGCCGTCGTCCGAGAGCAATCCGCCCCACTGGCTTGCCACCCACTCGGCCGCGCCCCGGTGGCGCGTCACCACCATGTCCACCTGGTCAGCAGTCATCTTGATCTCCTTGCGGCTCACGGCCGCACCACGATTACAAGCTCCTGATAGCGCGTCGCCAGCGGCGCGCCTTGAAGCGTCACTTGCGTTGGCCAGTACTGGTACTCCCCGCCCAGCATCCGCACGCGGTAGGTGCCCGGCACCGGCGGCACCTGAAATCTCACCAGCCCGAGCGAGCGGCTGTCGCCACGCAGTGGCATGTGTTGACGCGGAAACGTCGTCGTGCGAACCAGAACCTCGGGCCCGCTCGGGTAGTTCGAACGCTGGTAGTACCATGAGGTCGGGAACGGCGTGTACTGCCAGATTGTCGGCGGCCAGCCCGTCCACGGGTTCGCGTACGGGCCGCCCGACGGGCCGCAGTCGAGCGAGAGTTGAACGCCGTCGAAGCTGACGTTCGCCTGTTCAGCCTGCACGACCACCCAGACGTACGCACCGGGCTTCGACTTCGGCACCGAGACACACGTTTCCCACAGGCTCGGGCTGTCGATCTGGTACTGTGTGCCGTTGTTCGGCACGACGTACGTCAAGTGCACCTGGCCCGAGGCCGCGGCGGCCAGCAGCAGACAGGCGAGACATGCGAGCAGTTTCTTCATCGTTCGATCTCCAAAAGACACCCAGCCCCGGTGCCGCAACGCGCGGCTGAGGGTGGATTTTCGCGGAGAGCTTGGCCCCTCCCGGGGCTTGGGTGTTGGCTCATTGTGATGCCCCCCACGGCAGCATCGCCACGCACGACGGCGAAATCCATAGTACCTCGGTGCGCGGGACGTGACGGATTCCAGCCCCCTTACCGCACATCTTCGTTCCTCGGTTGTGGTTGCTGCCGGAACACGCTGTTCGGACCTCGATCCGTGGCCAGTCCAATCGGTCATAAAGAGACGTGCGATATCCGGACACGACCGCTTTGCCCTTTAGCTGTAGAAGGGTGTCGATCAATGCGGAGTGTTGAGCATCGGTGAACTCGTGGCGATAAACCTGACGTTCTCCAGGCACTCTGGTTGATGGGGAATACGGTGGATCGATATAGAATACCGTATCCGGACTGTCCCAGTATCGGATGACCTCCAGCGCGTCACGGCAATCAAGCTGCACGCGAGTCAGGCGATCGTGCCACACTTGGAGCACTCTGAGTCTGGATCTCCAAAAGCTTGACGTACTGGCCATGCCGCGGGCCGACCCGAACACTCGTCCCCATTCTCCTGGTCGTTCAGCCAACCCAGCTAGAGACTGGTTGAATGCGACCACCGCCGCCCACGCTCGGTCGAGCGGCGTGGCGTCAGGGTCTCGCAGCGTCCGCAGTGCTCGAACGAACTCGGCACGGCTGTACGGCGTGAAGGTCAGCCGGTGCGCAAGCTGTTCGAACTCATGCTTGTCCTGAAGCGCCCGGAACACGCCGACGATGTCTTCGTCGAGATCATTCAGAACCTCGACCGGATACGGCCGAGGCAGATGCCAGAACACGGACGCCGCGCCGCAGAACGGCTCGACGTAGACCTGCCCGCGCGGCAGGAGTGGAACGAGCCGGCGGGCCAGGTGGCCCTTGCCGCCGTAGTACCGGAACGGTGCCATGATGCGGCTCGGCTTCGGGAACGCCTCAACGAAGTCGCGCCAGGTCGGAAGTGGCGAGTCCGCCTCGCGCTCATCAGCAGCAGATTGTGTGCATTTCCACATCGTGGAGCCCGTGTATAAGCGGCCCTGCGGATTTGCACCGCAGACGCCAGCCCGATGCTGGCAGTACCGGCGCGAGAACTTCTCGGCCGCAAAGGCCGCGCCGGGAAAGGAGGGGGAACCCGACGCGGCTGCCCACGTCCATGCGGACGTTCGTGTTATATCACGCGCGCGGCGTGCCTGTCAACGATATTCCTCGGATTGCGCCACGTTTTCGCTCCAGCCTGCGCCACGCCAGCGAACCGGCGGGCGGATTCTGGTCGCGGTCGGCCGTCTGCATCAGGCCGCCAGTCTCGAACTGCCTCCGCACCCAGTTGGCCAGCGCGTCGGCGATTACGCGGTCGCCGTGGTTGTCGCGCGCCCCAGACATATCCGGAGTGCTTTCGCTGCGGCTGTGCGTCACGCTTCCCGACCGGCTGTATACGTAGTCCCGACACTCGCGCAGCGCCATGAGGGAGCGGTTCACGAACGCCCCGGAGGCGAGGTCTTTCCGGTACGCGCCAAGCAGGTCGCGTTTCGTGTCGCGCGTGCTGAACCACCCCTGCTGGCCGAGCGTGCGACAGAACACGTTGACGTACCCGGCCGCAGCCACCTCCTGAGCGAAAATCGTGCCCGGCCCATTCGCTTCCCAGATCAGGATCGGATTGCCGCCCAGCCAGCGGCACAGCCCAACACACTTCGCCGCCCACTTGTGCGGCAGCGACGTGGACGAAACCATCTCGGCGATTTTCTCGCCCGTTTTCAGGCTCACCACGCTCGCTACGCTGTTGCTGCTTCCTCGCGACGCCACCGCACTGCCAGCCGCGACATCCACGCCGACAACCAGGTCGTCCAGGCGGCCAGAATCGTGCGGCCCCACCGGATAGAACCACAGCGACAGGTCCCCCACAGGACCGTCATTGAACAGCCAGCGATTCTCACTCAGAACCAGGTCGCCGTGCGCCAGCGGATCGCGAGCCGTCTCAACGCACAGCCGATCAACGACCGCACCCTCGAAGAACTCGAAGTCCGACGCCGAGTAGTCGATGTCAAGCTCCTGCGGAACCTCGCGCGGGTGAGCCGCCTCATCAACCCGCCGGTCGTAATACGGGCTCCGCACAAGCCCATCCTGGCCGACATACAGCCCCCGCCTCTGAACCGGATGCAGCGTCCACGGCAGCGTCAGCACGCGAATCGACGTGTTCCGCATGTCGAAGAACGCGTTGCCCGTACCCTTCGGCGTCGAGTTGAAAATCCGACAGTTCGTCGCGTTCCCCGTCGCACTCAACACCTCGTACCCGTTCTCAACGGCCGCAAACTCATCGAGCAGTATCGCCGTACGCCGCCCACCACGCCCCAGGTCGCTGTTCGTCGATTCGCCGTCAATCATCGAGCCGTTGTCCAAGTTCTTCATGTGCAGGACGTTGCGCTCGACACGCCGCGGACGCAGCCAGTTCGGCTGCAACCGCAAAACCGCATCAAGCTTCTGCATCAGCGAATCCATGTCCCCAGTCTTGTCAACGTAATCCTCCTTCCGACTCGCCAGCAGGAAGCTCTGCCACGGCCGAAAGTGCCAGTACCACTCCATCGCCATCAGACACAGCCACGACGCACCCTGGTCACGCGACTTCTCAATCAGCAGGCTGCGACCATCACGAATCGACTCCACCAGCAGCATCAACGCCACGTCCTGGAACGGATACGTCACAAACGGCACCAGCGGCGCATCCGGCAACCGCGGATCGTACGTCCACCCAAAAACATTCAGGTAAAACAGCGGGTCCCGAGAACACGCCATGTACAACTGCCGCCGAAACAGACCGCTCCGCCGCCCAGCCGAAATACACTCCATCCGAAACCGCGCATTCCCAACAGCATCCTTCGGAACGCGACGATAATACGGCAACTCCCCAAGAATCCTCTCCCGCTCCCCATGAACCCACCGCCACGCCGACCGAACCCAGCCAGGCTCACGAACACTCTGCCCAACCGCCCGCTCCAGCAGCATCATTCAGACTCCAAACCACGCATATCCTCGCTACGCTCAACCCCGTGCCGCCCCAGAAACCGCTCCAGCACAATCAACGCCTCCCCATCATCAACAACACCACCTCCAATCGCATTCTCTCGCCCACGAGCCGCTAAATCCAATACCTTCAACCACAACGCCTTCTCAACCGCCTTGTCACTCCGCAATAACTCCAACAGATTCCACGCCAACGCAAACGGAGCTTCATCCTCCTTCATCGCCCGACCTTTATTCGCCAACGCCCACAACGCCGCATGGTAAACATCCTCCAGCCGATACCGCCAAAACCCCTTCTGCCCCGTCTCACTGTCGATCTCACGCACGCGACCACGCTCACCAACCGGCTTGATACCACCACGAAATACCCGCTTGCGAACCTCCGGCTCAACAACAGAATCACCCCCACCAACAGGCACATCACGCCAACTGCCATCGCCAGGACGTATCTCCATGCCACAATCATACCACACCAACAAACTAAAGCGCAACACTGTTGCGCGCAGCGCAAGCCTAACACCGGACAACCAAAGCGCAACAGTGTTGCGCGCAGCGCAAGCCTAACACGGCAAGCGACAGACATGGCGGAGGGGGCTAGCACTGATTCGCGGACGCCGGGCGGAGGCGGGGTGTGGGCAAGATTCTAGCGCTGCATTGGGCGACGTGCTGCGGGTGGGGTGGGGCGAGCGAATGCGGGCGGCGTGTCGGGCTGGGCCGAGCGGCTGGGCGTGCTGGCCCTCGGCGTCCAGGCCCTGCGTGGCGGTCGGCGTGCTGGGCCGAGCGGCTTGGCGAGCGTGTCGGCGTGCTGGGCCGGTCGGCGGGGCGGTCTGGGCGTGGCGGTCGGCTGGGCTGGTCATCATCCGGGCGCGGCCGACGGCTCGGCGCGGCGGAGCAGCGGGCTGGGCTCGGCGGTCGGCGCGGCCGAGCGTGCCGAGCTTGGCGGCGCGGCGGGGCGGGCTTGTCTGGCATGGTGGGCCGAGGTGCTCGGCGGCGGCGCGGGCGGCGTGACCCTCGGCGTGGCGGTCGGCGGGGCGGCCGAGCGGGTCGGCGTGCCGGTCGGGCCGAGCGGCTGGCCGACGTGGCCGAGCGGCTCGGCGTGGCGGGCTGGGCTTGGCCCTCGGCGGCGTTGGCCAGCGTGGGCGGTGGCTGGGCCGAGCGGCCCGGCGTGGGCTGGGCCGAGCGGCTCGGCGGGGCAGTCGGCGCGGGCTGGGCTGGCCGACGTGGCCGGCGGCTGGGCGAGCGGGTCGGCGGGCTTGGGCGTGGCGCGGTGGTTCTGGGCGTTCTGGCCGGCGTGGCCCTCGGCGTGCTGGTCGGCGCGGGTCGGGCTGGGCCGAGGCAGACGGCGTGCCGGTGCCCAGCATTGCGAGGCGCTGCCCCCCGGTCCCGATCCTCGGCGCGTGCGGTGCGGCGTGCGGTGCATGCTGCCGGTGCTGGTCGCCGACGTTAGATCCTACGCGTGCGCGCAAATCCATTGCCACAACGCACTTATTCCTTCCGTTATATTTCCGCTTGACATCCGGCCCGTCCCGTGTTATGATTCTTTTAGAAGGAGGACGCCATGTACGATGGTTTGGTTGCTCATGACTGCTTCGCGATCCATTCGGTGGCTGGATCGCATGGCGGCCGAAAGCGCGCGGGCCGGTGAGCCCGGGCGCTTCCTCAGAATGCATCTAACGCGGCTGGGGCGGCTTCGCCTCCGCCGGCGGAAGCAGGAGGAAGCATAAATGCGGCGAGAGGTCAGACTGTCCGGTTCCGAGTTGATAAATAGAATGGATCCCCACTTCTTCGGGGAGTTCCACCTGATACTTGAGTGCCCGGGAATGCCGGACAGGGCAGCGTTTGACGCGGCATCGGCTGCCGGGGACGACGAAGCTTACGATCGTCTCCGGGAACAGGCCCGCAAGGCCGTTGCGGCCGTCGATTGGGTCGTTTCGTGGCCCGAGTGCGTCATCAATCCGCGATTCGACGATGACGCCAACTACGGATGGGTGCAGAGGGCTTAGAATGCGCGATTTCTGGCGAATCATCGGCGGGCCCGAGCGGCCGCGGCGCGGCCAAGTTCTGGACGTTTGGCCGCGCGTGCTCCTCAGACGCAAGCACCACGAGGACATCGACTACGCCGACCGCCCCGTCCCATGCCGTATTGTCGAAGTCGGAGCCCCGCAATCTTACCAGCCGAAAGGCTGGTCCGGCTGGTGGGTGCGGCTCCGACCGCTCGCGCCCGTGACGTTAGGGGGGCAACGGGTTAGCCTCGCCCAGGTAGTGGTAGATTGCGAACGATAGCGGGGGTCAGTCGGCACCAGCCTAAGCCCGGTGCACGTCTACAGCCCCAAAGCCGGGCACGTCAGAATCTCACGCATGGAGTAGCAGACATGAGCGATGATATGTCAGACATCCGGGACATGGCAATCAACGAGGCTGCCCGCGTGGCCGTGCTGGCGCTGCGCGTGGCAGGATTCAGGCTGGACCAAGCCGCCGAAGGTGAACTGCGGTAGCGCATCGCGGAAATGCTGCGGAACGCCCCGATGAGCGTTATCCCGTCCGTTCCGCCCGTGGTCAAGATCGGTCAGGGAGACTACGAATGGACATGGCCTTCGCGCACATAACGTACTTTGGCCCATGCGGCATGATCGAGGCCACCTCGGCTAGAGCCGCCCAAATCATGGGACACCAGGACGTCACCCCGATCATTCCGAGCGGGGCCGTCATCGTGGCCAACACCGGCGAACTCCTGCAACGCATCCTCGGCATCATCGGCATCGAGAATCCGGGCAACATCCCGGTTGTCTCGTCGCCAGAAGGACCGATCCGGGCCGCCCTGCTGATCGGTCGGCCGACGATCACGCAGGCGTGCGGCGCAGACATGATCTGGTGGCCGTGCGACACGCACGACGTGTTCTACGCGATTCGGCCGCCCCGCCCGGTCACGCCAAAGCCACCCAAGCGTCACTGGCCACGACCGTAGCACGCCAGGTCGCCGAGCCGACGCAGGCTGATCGCCCGTTCGAGCAGCGCCATAAACTGGTTCGTGCCGACCCTAGCACGCTCGGTGGAATCCTCGCGCGAACCCGGACAGCACACGTGCAACACGCCGCAGTGTGGGCAGGCCCGAATCTCAAGGCGACCCGCGCCGAACACGCTGCGCGCCTGGTCTGTCAGCGCGTACCTCGTATAGTGTCGCGCGATCAGCCCGTATCGGCAAAGCCGACGCAACGCATAGCGCACCGCTCGGACATGCACCCCAAGCACCATCGAAATGTCAACGGCCTTGACACCCTCACGCTTGCGCTGCGACCCGACGAGGTATCGCACCGCCAGCAGGATCCGTAGGTCAACCGACCTCAAGCGCATCATCGCCTGACAACCAGGAACCCACCCAGCCCGCCATGCCTCAGCCGCGGCTCGCGATCCATCAGATCGGCAACGACCTCGGCAAACGCCATGTCGCTGCGCCGCAACGACCACACCAGCACTGCCGCGCCGCCGACCATCGCCACATCCACGAGGTGGCTGCGCTGAGCATCGGTGAGAACAGCCGACCGCCCGACCTTCAGCTCGACGGCTGCAAACCGACCCCTGCTCGTCCATCCCACAAGGTCGGCGCTGCCAACGCCGCCAACCCTCAGCCGCCTGTTGCCCGGAGCCACCAGCAGGCCACTCGTGTTGACCCACAACCTCCAGCCCACACCGCATAGGGCGTCGCGGACGATGTTTCTTAGGAGCGTTTCGTTGGGTTTCATCGCGACATCCGCAGGAACCAGAGGCAGAGGGCAGACCCACCCCTGCTGGGGTGGGTTCGGCGTACAACGCGACATCCGCAGTGTACCTTCGGCGTCGGTTCAAGCCCCGCGGCGATTTGGTTCCGGCTCGCCGCGTTTCACCCTACCGGCCCGTGTAACTGCTTCCTCGGGCGATGATCCGAGGCCACCCGCCAGGGCGTGGGCACATCGCGGATGGAGCCACAGGTTCGGCCGCCGCCGTCTGCCCCGCAGTGCCAGAGC